AGGATATTTAAATGCCTTTGTAGCATATTTGTCAACAATTTTTAAAGTCTCCGCTATTCGTTTTTCACCGCCTTGTGTGAAATAATTAGTAGATACTGGTGAGTTATCTATGTAAGCTTCGTCTTTGTCTTTCTTTGAAACTCCGTGGTCAGCACCAAAGGTTGAATAGACTGCCATTAAAACAAGTTGTTCATCAATTTTCAAACGATTATTATCTTTAAATATTGTTTTGAATGATGACATTTCATCACTAACGGTATTACGAACAGCATCAGCAAAAGGAACAAGAGTAGCATTACGCAATTCTTGAGGATTTAAAGTAACACCATCATTAATGTTTTTGAAAAGACGAGATAGACCAGAGCGAGTAGCTACAACATACTCACAAATAGTAATCATAATATTTTCTGTAATATAATCTTTAAGAATTTTAGGAAATATTTTGTAATTATCATTTCCTGCATGAATATTTACTGAACCTGTTGGTAAATTATAAACTCCGTGTTCAATTGAAACACCACCTTGAAGAAACTCATCTATTGTTTGTGTTCTATTATTTCCATCAATTGCAATATACTTTTTACCCATTTCTTGCCATCGTTTAAAATATACATAGTCTAATGTACCTTCTAAACATAAAGCTAAACAATCTTCCACATTCGCCACGATAATTTTAGAAGGTGCTTGGCCAAGAATTAGAGAAGTTACAAATTTAATTCTCTGTTTTGGTTCCCAACAACCTAAACGATTGAACGATAGGTCAAGACCAGTTTTGCCACGAAAAGTGGCCATAGTATCACTTGTTAAAGCATACTCTTTGTTGATACCAACAGTAATGGTATTTTGTTTCATAATAAATTTCCTATAAAGAGGATTAAAAAAAAGATTCTCATATAACAAGAATCAAGGGATATTATATCACTTTTTTTGCTTAATTGAGGCAAATGATATAGAGATTGCCTCAATTAAAAAGGAACATCTTCCTCTTGCTCTTCATCTGGACTTTCTTTAGCAGACATTGTAGAGGCAAGAATCACTTCAGTATTTGCACCTGCATCAACTTTGGTATACAAGTCAAGGAATGATGCCTTAGTATCATCATCAAAACGGTTCAAACACAATGAAATTGCCTTCATCTTATCACCAAAGATACCGAAAGTTTCAACAATGTGGACTAAACGGCGAGTGGAAATCACTTCGTCACATCCGCCATCCGCAAATGTTTTACGAATCACATCAGCCCATGTAACAAGTTTTTCAGCAAACTCATCATCGGCACGACCAACAGAGGTCAATTCTTTTTCAATAATTTTGCGTTCTGTCTTAACAGGAGGAAATTCTTGTTCCATTGTAGTGCGGAATCTTTCAAGGAAAGCCTCATTCAATACATTGGTAAACATATAACGACCATCATCTGAACCTTTACCTTTTGTATTTGCAGTAGCGAATACGGTAAAGCCTGGAGCAGGAGAAATTAATTCGCCTTTCTTTTTCAACATGAATGGTTTGCCTTCAAGCACCCGTTGTAATGAAGAAAGGTTCTGAGCACCATAATCAATTTCGTCAATACATAAAACGGCACCTTGACGAGCAGCCGTTGTAACGGGGCCGTCACGCCATTCCATATTACCATTAATCAGAACATAATTACCAAGTAAATCACTTTCATCGGTTTCTGGTGTCATTGATACACAAACGAATTTGCGTTTTGCCTTTGCACAGGCCTGTTCAATAGACATTGTTTTACCATTACCAGAATGACCAGTAACGAAAACAGGGAAGAAGCGGTGTGCATTTACAATTGCAAGCACATCTTCAAAGTTGCCAAATGGCACATAATTTTTATATGATTTAGGAATCAAATCAGAAGATTCCAAATCTGTTTGGACATTCTGAATACGATTCTCAGATTTATCTACAGGTTTTGTCATAGGTAATACTTGAGCGGACATTTCAATTACAGGAGAAAAAGAAGAATTTGGAACTTTGTATTGACCACGACCAACACGGTTATCTGGATCTTTAGTATACCATTGAGAAGTAATTCCCAATTGCTTACTAATTTCTTTTATCTCAGTCCTACTGACTGTAGCTTTTCCTAAACTGGTTAGTTTATTCAAAAACTCTTTTTTCAACTCTGCACGATTAGACATAATAAATTCCTTACTTCACAAGATACACATATTATAACACAACTGGATGGTTTGTCAACCAATGTGTTGCGGAAAAACAACAGATTAAACTGCCATTTGTTGAATGAATTTGGATACTAGTACCCGATTCACTTGTTTCTTTTTTGTCATTTTCATAAAAGCATTCTTCAATTTACCTGAAGTAACTTTACCATCAATTTCAATTTCTTCTTCTTCTGTTTGTAAATTAGCACCACCTGAAATCAGGTAGAATGAATTATAACCTTTAGTGTTTGATATTAGAAACTTTTCATCTTTGAATTTTTTTATCAATTGTTTTTCTATATCCCAAGCAGGCGTGTTTGGTTCACTACGCATATTCTGAATAGATAAACCATTTTCAAAGAAGAAGCGATTACGAATAGCAGCCTTTGCGTGGCCTAGGCGACTAGGAAGAATAAAGAATCCAAACACTTTGGTTTTACCAACAACACGGATCCATTCTAAAACACCAAGTAACAATTGTTCGTTTGTGGCATATTGATAATTTTGTCTAGCAGAACTTTTCAATTGATATTCAAATTTGTTTTTAGAATCACGCAAGATAACATTAGAATAACGAGAATCAAAAATTTCATTTGACATCCAAGTTTTAGTTCCTTCATGTGTTTCCATTTCAGTTTCAACAGTACGGTAATTGGTGCTATCTGCATCGCCATCATGTACTATGATTAGACTGGTTAAATCAATATTGTTAGTTGTACGGAATTCATTTAGAATTGAACCTACAGCAATTACAGCTTGAATCAAAGGAGTATTAGAAAGACTTTCACTTGTTGGTCTGCCAACTACAGAAAGACCTCTACCATAAGAATAACCTTGTTTTAGTAGAATCATGTTACGCAAACTCTTGGTAAATTCAACATTAGACATTTTTGAATTCAAGTATTCACGCAATTGGACATTAGAGAAATTTAATTGACCAGCTTTCTTAGAAAAAGAAAAATAATCTTTATCGGTCATATAATCAATATTACGATCCATTTTAAAAGTTCCCATATCATCAGTAAAACCAAACACACGGAATGGAATATTTACTTTACGGCAGAACATAGAGAGAACCAAAATCTGTTCAATTGAACCTGCCATGTTATCAGACATAGAACCAGAACAATCAAGTAGCAGGATTAAACCATGTGATTTGCCTTTTGGTATCATCATCACTTTACGGAAAATGTTATCATCAAACTTGTAATTGCAAAGCTTGTTAATGTCAATATCACCAGTATCGGACAGTTTAGATTTACTAAACGCCTTGGCAGCCTTACGCATTTCAAATTCTTTGGCAAGTAAACCAACATAACGCTCATTCTTATTCTTAAAATCGTTTACCAATTTTTGAATGTATTCATTATTAAATGATTCAATTAATTCCATTCTTTCTTGGTAGTATTCAGTCATTAACTCTTGCACACGCTTAGCAGGTGTAAATGTGTTTTCTCTTTTAACTTCAGGAACATCCACATAAACATAAGGCTTACATTTATCATCTAGTAATGTATTTTCATTCTTACGATAAGAATCATCGGTGCGACAATCTGGTGCAAACTGGTCACTTTCAGATTCGGTAGATTTTTTGTAACGGTCAAGGGAAGTAGAAGTGTCCGAATCATCTTCACCATCTTCTAAATCATCATCGGTAGATTCGCCTTTTGTTTCTTGCTTATCTTCTTTACCATCTTTAGATTCTTTGGTATTATTTGAATCTTGTGGTTGACCATCCTCATCTTCTTCATAATCAAAATCTTCAGTATCGCCAACTTCATCAGGCGAATCATAATCAGGCATTTCAAAATCACGCATTTGCTGTTGCGTTTGCATTTCTAATTGTTCAGTTTTTGAATAATCATAAATTTCATTAGTCAAAGAAAGAACATCTTCCCATGTTTCAAGGTTTTGCACCTTTGCAATGTAAACTCTTTCCTCTAAGGAAAATTTAATGTTATCAATAGTGTATTGTGATTTTGTATAAAGATTTAAGCGGTCAATAAATGCCAAAGCATTTACATTTTTATGTTTGATACCGAAAAAATCACGGTCAAGTAATTCTTGAAAACCTTTTTTGAAGGAAGTTTTAAGACCAGGAAATTTACGGGTTATTTTTTTCTCAATGCGAGCATCTTCTACAACATTAAGGAAAGATTTGAAATTCTTACCTTTTGTTTTATCAACGGCAGCATCATGCCAGCCATCAGCTGGTGTATATAATGCATGGCCAACTTCATGTCCGCCCAAATGGTCATACATGAAACCTTCCATGTTTTGCCAGATTGGTAAATATAGTATACGATTTTTTGTATCAAACTTAGCGGTGTTGATTTTTTGATGTTCAACCGTAAGATTCTCACTTGCCATTAGTTTGGTCAAGAGGGATTTTTGTTCAACTGTAAAACTCATTCAGTTTCCTATTCAATGTATAGGTGTATTATAACAGAGTTGGCATAGAAGTCAACCAGTATGTTGCGTGGAAGCAACAGTAATACTTTTGTTTTAAGAATGGAGCGGATATCAGGAGTTAAACCTGACTGCCTATTGGGATAGGTTGTCTCGGACTCTCCGCATTAAGTTGTTATTATAACAGGTATTTAGTGTCCTGTCAAGCGTTTTTAAGGTAATCTTAGCGACCAACTTGGCCAAGATAGTAATCTTTACATTCTTCCCAAGTCATGTAGATTAATTTATCATAGAATAGGGTATCATATGATACCTTGTCTTTCTTGATTAATTGTTTGATACGACCTTTAGCATGTTTTTCTTTCCATATTTTAGTCAATGCTTCATAGCTACTATCAAACGATTTAACTAGTGCATCTTCTTTGATATCACCACGCAAAAACTCAAAAGAGTTATTGTAGAGTGGACTAAAATAAATGCCACGCTGATGTGCTGTTCTAATCAAATCTTTTGGTATGTTCAACTTAGAGTAAGTGAAGTTTAAAGAACGATTCTTATGGTCACGCTTATGTGGTTGACCACTAGCTTTCTTTGCAACATACCATTCAAAATATTTTCGTGTGTGATTTGCTTTTAACCATTCACGAATATTGTGCCTTGATTCTTTACTCGGTTCAAATGATACTGAACCAGAAGAAAAACCCATGGCATTCCAATGGTCAAGATTATCATATTGTGATAGACCACTAGCTTTAGTTTTGCCATACAATGATGTTGTTGTTACACCAATTAGTGTATCACCATATTGTTTTTTCCATAATCTTTGCACTTCATCTGATAGACAAAGCAATGCAAGTAATTTACCACCAACATAGTTATAACCAAGTGGTTGAAACGGAACAATAGTAGAACCGATTGCAGTATGATTAATCATTCCGCCTTGTGTCTTTAGTTCACGAGGCCAACCAATTGCATTATCTCTTGGTGTCAAATCAAGAAAGTCGGATGATATACACATAACACCAAGGTACTTACCAGTCTTATTATCAGCAACAAGGAAATTAAGGTTGCGACCAATGTTACTATTGTTCTTCATTGTTGAAATAAAGTTTCTTGCTGTGTTCCATCTTTCAGGTAAATCACTACGCTTAATCTTATCTTCAATAACTGTACCATCAACACCTTTGCGAGATACAGAACTAGAATCATCAGTATAGATTATTACAGGTTCAATATTCAAATAGTCATCAGCAGTTTGTGGCAACCAAATGTTACTCTTAACTTCATCTACCAATATCTGTTGCTTTGGGTCAAGCAACTGAATCTCTTCACCAAACAAAGTATTGTTTACAAACGATGGGTACTTCTCTTTAATCTCACACCATTTTTGATATAGAGTGTATTCTTTTACATCCATCTGTGAAACATAGGCAAGGTCTTTAATGGTCTGCTCACGCAAATCATCTTCTTTGATATCCATAAAAGATTCTGGCGGATTGGCTTCTTGCCATTTACGCCATTGTTCTTCTACATCATCTTTTGGATCAAACGAATATGCCATTGTTTCTCTGTAACCTTTTAACTCTTTTAAATAATTTACCTTGCTTCTCTTTTGCCATTTTCAAGGCCAAAGGTTTCGCATGTTTATCCATAGTGATACCATTCATATGGTCTAGTTCATGTAAGAAGCATCTAGCGGTAAGTCCAGTAAAAGTTGTATTGTATTTTTTACCTTGAAGGTCATAATACTCAACTTCAACCGATGCTGCTCGTTCTACTTTTAGAAACAAACCAGGAAAAGATAAACATCCTTCATTGTCTTTTATTAAATCACCTGAAGCTTTAATTATTTTAGGGTTTATACAAACGATAACAATCTCTTCATTACCAACAATAAAAACTCTTTCAAACACACCACATTGATTGGCAGATAAGCCTAGACCATTGTATAACTTCATAGTCATCTTTAACCTGTTTATTGTGTGTGTCATAACAGGATTAGGTAGAAGTGTGATATCGTATTCAGGAATACGTTGCTTCATCATTGGATGATTTTCATCAAACAATGGAAAAGGTTCTACTTCTTTTTCTTGTTGATACTTTGGATCAACTGTATTAAGTTTTAAAATTTGACTCATATCTTATTATATCATCCTATGATTGGTTTGTCAAACAAAGATTCCTTTATTACCTTAGGATCCCATGCCGTTCTAGAATCACACATAAGGGCATTTACATCTAGGACTTCACGCAAACCTAAATGCATGGCAAATGGAACATTGTATTCTTTTTTTGCCTTCTCAATATAATCAACTAATGCCCTTTGATATCTTTCGGTATACTTTTTCTGGCACATATATGCTTTGTTATCGCCAATGGCAAACACTCTCCAATTTTTATAGTTTGCTTTTGATAGAGAGAATTCAAAGGCTGCACTATTGACACCTGGATATTCCTGGTCTTGAAAATCATCAATTGCAATTATACCATTGTCCTTCATTTTGTTACTGAATAACATCAAGTCACTTAGTACAGCAGAATGTTCATGGCAACCATCTATGTGTAGAAATCTTAAATCATTAACGAAGACAACATTTTCGGTATTTAATTGTGTTGTATCTTGTAAACGCCAAACTAGATTACTACTGCTTCCGAATTTTGCAATATTGTTCTCAGCTATAACTCTAGCTTCTTCTGTAAAAATGTCATACAAATAAAAATTATTTTGACCTTTAAACTGTGAAATCATAATAGCACTTTTACCATATGCAACACCTATTTCACAAATGTCACCAATTGGGTTTTGTAATTCATTCAATATGCCATATGTGATTATGATATCTTTAGGGTAAAACCAACCTTCAACTTCTCTATCAACTACTTCTTTAAAATTGGACAAGTATTCTTTAAAATTCATTTCATTACCCTACTAAAATTATTTACTTTCTCAAAACGAACTACATTGGCAAATTTATCTTGTAGAATATCTCCTTTGTGAGAGATAACAAATAGATTAACGCCTTCTAGCATATGAAGAATCTTCATTAGTTCTTCTGTGCCATTAGTATCAAGGCTTGAATCAAACACCTCATCAAGTATCAATAGATTGGTGTTAGATGAATTCTTTAACTTAGCAACGGCACGCCAAGTTAACATTAGTGCCATGTCAATTCGTTGTTTCTCACCTTCACTAAAATTGTTATAGGTAAAATCATCACGATGCCTTGATTTGATTGTTTCTTTAAACGATTCATCAAGGTTGAAGTTCACAAAGAAATCTAATGATGCAAGGTATTTGTTTACCAACTTGTTAATGATTGGTAAGTATTGTTTGATAATCTTTGTTTTGATACCTGTATCCTTTAACAGACCAGATGCTATCTCATAATACGATTTTTCATCTATAAGAGTTCTTATATTAACAGTTAGCGTTGCTAATGTGCCTTTTAAGATTATTAATTCTTGTTCTTCTTTTTCGGTAGATGCTTTGTTAGTTTTTAATTCTTCTATTTCTTTTTCTAACTTGGCAATATACTTGTTTGTTTCTATGATAGAAGTATTCTTGGTTGCAATCTGAATCTGTAATGACTGGATTATTTTCTGTATCTCAGTTATTTCATTTAGCTTAGTCTGCTCAGACAACAACTTAACTTCTAATTGTGTTAATCCGTGCTGGCATTCCGTTGACTTGGTTTGTAATGTTTGTAACTCCGTTTCTTTAAACTCCAAGGCAATGGCTTGCCGACAGGTTGGACAACTATCATTGTGTTCAAAGAAACTGATATCTTTGCGAAATTTGGATAGATTGCTTTCAATCTGCGATTCAAGTTTAGTAATCTTCTTGACTTTATCCTCAACCAAAGTCTTTTCTGCCACCAATGTTTGATGTGTGGTGACTTCTGATAGGAGGTTAGCAATTTCTCCATGTAAGACTTGTATGGCATCTCCATTATTCTGTATCTCTTTAACATACCCATCTACCTTTGCTTCATTGTTTTGTTTCAAACCTTTGATGTGTTTATCTTGTAAATCATATCGTTGTTGTGTCAATTCAATTTCATTTTTACTTTGAGTCATCAAATCTTTATTGTTTGTTAACCTATCTTTTAACAAACCATTCATGGCAGAAAAGATTTGAATATCTAACAAGTCTTCAATGATTGCTCTTCTATCTGAAGAAGATAGTTGCATGAAAGGAACAAATGATGCAGAACCAAGAATTACAATTTGTGTAAATGATTTGTAATTAAGTTTAAGAATAAACTTCTCAAGGTATTCTTGATAGTCTCTTGCAGCTGCATCTTGATTTAATAACTCATTATCGCAATAGATTTCAAACACATTGGGTTTGATACCACGAACAATCTTATATGATTTATTATTGCTATCAAACTCAACTTCAACAACGCAATCTTTGCCATTAATTGAATTCAATAGATTAGGTTTGTTAACATTACGAAAGGCCTTACCGAACAAACCAAAACATAATGCATCAAGCATAGTTGATTTGCCAGAACCATTCTCACCAACAACGAGTGTGTTAGTTTTATTGTTTAGTTTAATTTCTGTAAAGTAATTACCAGTGGAAAGTAGATTTTTCCACCTAACATAACGAAAGGTTATCATTCAGTAGTTTCTGTATTCAATGCCTCAATGTAGAGTTCTCTCATCAGAGATTTTAATTTATCACTCTCAACATTCAAAGTCAAATTGTCAATATATTTTCCAAGGATAGTCATTGTATCTTCAGCTTGGTCAATCAATTCTTGGTCATTCTCAATTACTGTATCAGTAAAATCTTCAACAATAGATATATCAGATGCGCCTGATTTATAAAGATTGTCAATCACATTATCAAATAGGTATGGATTCTGTTTGTTAACAACAATAACCTTTACATATGTATCTT